AACCAAACCAATCAAACCCACAGTTCCTCCAACATCACCAATTCCAGAACCTGATGTAGATTCTCCACGAACTTCCCGAAGGTTGATGATTTGCTCTGCACCATAGATTCTCTTAAACTGCTCTTTTGCTCCGTAGGTTGTGTTAGATTGCACTTCCAGTTCTTGATAACCAGAAGAAGAACCTAACCAACACTTTGCTCTCCAAGTTGCCATGATTCAAACAGAAGGATTAACAGAGATTTCTTTAATGTTTAGTCCACAGAGTTGATTGTAGACACGATTGAGAATCAATTTGTCTGCGCTTTTTGCTTTCGATTTCTCATGCCAGATAGTGACACATCCATCGTTAGTTTCAACACGAACTCGATAGTTTTTCATCAATCAAGACACACAAAGTTGTAATCAATAATGTCTTCACCTTCTTCAAGATTCAGACATTCAGCAATAGCATCAGGGATAAACTTGCGAGGATGACTATTCTCATCAATCGCAATCTCAAGTTTAACAACCCAAGTTTTGGTAGTCATAAGTAAATGATGGTGAGTTGAGTGAAAAGAATCAGGCAGGAAGAATACAAAAGGAACCACACCACTTACGAACCCATTGCAGTGTATCATAATGACTGCGGGGTTTCGACATCACCATGCTCTTGTTTGTTTCGGGATTGAGAGCAATAGCAACGTATTTGTTGTCACCTTCTTGAAACTCTGGTGTAACCTCCTGAATGAACATCTGGCACACCTTATTCTCTTTCCAGTTGGTCGTATAGTGGAAAACCATGAGTTGCGTGGTTTGATTCAACAAAGTCATTATAGACGCACTAGAGACGATTCTGGTGCGTCTGGTGGACACTTCAGGGATTGTCCCTGAGCAGTCGATGCAAAACTATAATTTGCAATGCACCCAGAGAGTATGCAAGGAGCACTAAGATTCCACAAGTTGCCATAATCACCACAAATCCGATTCGATTACTTGAGAAAACACTACACCGATTTTCTTGCAGAATTGTTCTGCAACCTCTTCAAGTGTAGCATAACGATCATCTTCGAGTTCATCTGCATCCACACAAAACTCTACCATGTCAAAACCATTCGGAATCCAGGAAGTAGAATCAGTGGGAAGAAAGAACTCTACACCAACTTCAACAAAGGTTGGATTGGTTGTGTGTTGAATGAAGGAAGGCATGGGAGTGATTTGCTTCAATACAGATACAATACACGATTTAGGATGCTGTGCTCATTTTGGGTGACACCTTTCGGATTGTCACACTCAATACTTCTCAGTATATTTCTTCACACCATCAACAATGTGACCAGTTCCAAATTTATCATAAAATCTTACACCATGTTCCATAAACTCCTGACGTGCTGCACGACAATCATCTTCATATTCAAGAAGTCGTGCTACTTTACGGATTTCGGAAGGATTCATGAAAAAGTTTTGCTACTTGATTAGAATAACAGATTTTGACTCAAAAAACAAGATGATGTGACAGAATCTCAACTGGCATATACTTTCTTACCATTTACAATGTGACCAGAACCTTTTGCATCACTAAATGGAACACCTTTTGTTCTAAATGCACTTCTTGCTGCTTCTGCATCACTTTGTTGTCTTTGTTGTTTTGCTTTCTTTACTGCTGCTGCTCTATCAGTTGCTGCTTCTGCACCACTTCTTAATCTTTCATAGTCAACCATTTCCTCTTGCTGCTTTGATTTGACATATGCTCTCTGCTTTCTTACATAATCAGGATCACTTGGATCTGGTTTTTCTATCTTGACAACACTCTTTACAACTTTCTTGGTTGGTTTCTTTCTTGCAGGAGTTACCATCAATACTTCATCAACATTCTCACCATCATACTCAACTTCATCTGCCAATCCTTTCTTTTGAAGTTCTGCATGTCTCATCAATGCAGCAAGTGTTTCTCTCTTTGTTCTAATGTCTTTGATGTTTTTAGCACGTCTCTTTACTTCTTGCTTCTCTGGCGACATTCTTGTGATACGAAGTTCATCTAACTGTGCTTCCTCTTTTCTTACACCAGTTTCAACATCTTGTCTTTGCTGTGTACCAACAACTGCACTTGCTCTTGATCTTAATTTATTTTTCTTTTTTTGTTCAGTTGTCGTATCATTCCATTCAGTTGGTACTTTATCTTTCCAATCATCGTGCGTTCCTACATTTCTTTCACGACTTTTTGGAAGTTTAGTTGGTTTTGCTGATTGTGGTTTCGATGTGTCTGCTGCCATCGAAAACTTCTCACAAATCTCCATGAACTCCGCAAATGTCTTATTTGATGCCATTTTACCCAATACTTTTTTAGATATTTATAAAAAAAAGACCACCCGAAGGTGGTCTAAAGACACCTACCAAGTTTTAGGTGTCACGAAATTATTGTATGAGAAAACTTCTCTATCTACGACTTTATACATACCGTATTTGTTTGAGATACAATAACCCTCATGGAAACTATCTTCACCGTTGATAGAACATTCAATCTGATCCATTTCGTGAATGAACATGAACATGTCTGTCTTGATTGAATACACTAACTTCCACAACCTAATCAAATTTCTATCACAATCACATTTTTCTGCAATTTCATCTTCATTGACGACCCGTTGCTCCCTAATGCAGTTGTTTATTTCCTTTTTGATTTCTAATGCTTTGCGAGCAGTCACAAACTCACATAGAGTGCTCATTTGCTTGGCAAACTTACACACATCCTCCAAATCTTCACGATAAGGATTCAGTTCCACTTGAGGTTGCACGAATTTGCAGTGTTTTGTGCTGATTAGTTTGCTGCACAGAGGAGCAGCAAATACATCACGGAGATCATCACCGCCACCATAAGTTGTGTGAGGTGCGACAATGATTTTCTCTTTAACTACCTGCGGAAAACGATAAGTAATAGTATTTGGTTTGTATTCTTGAGAACCTCCTACACCGATCCAGTCACATTGAATAATTGATTTTGTACGAGGAAGATAGTCAAAACAAAGATGTAGGATTTCTGCTACCTTCCCAGTGTAAAACTGATCAATTTCTTCATGAGAGTGTGCTATTTTAATCTTTATTTTGTTGAATACACTTTTTGTTCCACAGAACCACTTTCCATTTGCAGGATTAGTTCCATAAACTAATGCTGGACTTCCATCCATCTTAGTGCTGATAGTGGAGTTGGGTTCATGAAACCAATCCAAGACACTTAAATCTCCTGTCAGGATGCTATCACAAGGATGTTCAAGGTGAAGATTTTTAGTCATTTTTATGTATCTGACATTTTCAGTATATCGGGTATTGGGAATAAAATCAAGAGTAAGTGGTCAGTTGTTCTACTGACACAATATCTTTATGTTTATTTCTGGTGCCTTTTGCTACCTGATAAACTAACCCATCACTATATCCATTATTTTTACACCAATTATATAATCCAGTCATTTCCAATATTCTACCATCACTGAAAGTTATTTTCCAAGTTTTCCACAATCTATTTGTTTTTTGATTTTCTTTAGGTATTCTTTGTTTTAATCTTTGATTCTCCATCCATTCCAAATCAGAACTCATTTTCTTATATTTTTCTTTATAGTATCGTGATATTTTTTCTTTATTCTTTAGATAATAATTTTTATGAGTTTTTTTGTTTGCCAATTTTCTTTGACCTTCATTATTATATTTTGTAGATGATTTTCTTAATTTTTCTCTTGTTTCTTCACTAACTATTACCCCAGAAACTCCATCACCTCCATCGGTTTTATTATGAAGAATACCTGTCCCCAAATCTTTTCTACCAAACACAGAAATCATATAGATTTCGTGTTTGAATGCTTCTTCTTCGGTTAGATTTTGCTTTAAGAAAATAATTCTGGATTTATCTTTCGGTTTACCACAAGGTCTTCCATTTTTATCATATATTCTTCTTCCACTACCCTTACCTATGTAATAAGGAGTTCTATCCTCACGCAAATAGGCATAGGTATAAAATCTATATGGATTTTTGACCATAGTTCTGCTCTTAAGTTGACTGACTTAAGTATTTATACAAGAAAAGGAGCATTTCTGCTCCTCCTCTGCCTGTAGAGATGTCAGTCAACTTCAGGCATCATTATTTAGTTATCTTCTTTAAGTTTGTCCATTGCAGATTTGCTGATTGTGCAAACTTTTCCTTCTTTATAATGTTGTTTTACCCTTTCACGACGAGCAGCAATCAAGAGATCGTATTCTTCTTTCTGCGATTTAGTGAAACTGAAATCTTGACGACGCCAAGTATCTTTCAGTTCTCGGATGTGAGGAAGAACATTAACAGTGTCAGTCATAATCAATAATCAATGTTAGAGTTCAGGTAAGAGTTGAAAGATTGTGCATCTTTCTCTTCTTCATCGAAGAGACCATCAAAACAAAAGTCAAAGTTTTCAAGTTCTTCAACCTGAATATCATCAAAGTGATTCATTTGGTGTTCCTCAACTGAACAAATGTAATATACAGGAGATTAAGGTGCTTGTGTGAGAATGGTGGACGGTTCCTCAACTGTCCTTGAGTTCTCTCTTGATTTCTTTTTTAAGTTCTTCTCTTTCTGATTCCTTTTCTTTTTTCTCTTGTTGTGCTGCATGATAACCTGCAACACGTTCTCTTTGTGCTGACATTTGATCTTTTTGTCTCTGTCTCAACTCTCTACGTCTTGTTTCAATATCTTCTTCAATTTTTTTAATTGACTTTGCCACTCTCTTGGCATGTTTTTCTACTTTGTTTCTACCACTCTGGTCTAATACTTGGTTCTCAATTTCTTTCTTTGATGGTTTAACCTTTGGTCCATCATAACGCTGAAGAGTATATGTTAGAGTGCCACTAGAATCTCTATTCACAGTCCCAGGAACTGCGTGTGGAGGAGTATCAGGTTTCTTACCTTCACAGATTTCGTAGAACTCTCTAAATGTCAGCATCTTTCTTGTTTTTGATTATTTATTCGAACTCAAAGGATTTATTAGTTTTTATTGCTTCTGGTGTTTGATATTCTGGAAGAGTTGAAGAATCAATCACAACTTGGATGGTTGTTTTATCATTCCAATGTCGGATGGCATTAGCAACAATAAAACCATTAGTGATTAAAATTTGTAGAGTAATCAATAAACGAATAAGAGCAACTCTATCTGCTGTTTTGTTGCAATGTGGATGAGATTTTTCACCCAAAGCACAGTAAACATAATAAAGAAATCCTTTTTTCTTTTTCATTCTATTTTAATTCTTTCAACAATTTCCCATCCTTTATGTTGAATTTGTTTGCCAGATATTATTCTATACATGCAACTGGGGTTTAGATTATTTTCTCTACAAAAATTTTTTAAATTTGTGGTAGAAAATACTTCTCCTTTGGAATTTTTAACTTTGCATAAGTATTTTGATTTTTTTATTATTTTCTTATCATACTTTTTACCTTTTTTCGAATCACTTATCTTTCTTTTAGTTTCTTCTGTATGTTTTTTTCCATAAAAAGGATTTTTTTCTCCAACATATTTTTTCATTCTCTCACCCACCCTTTTTTTCCATTCTTCACTTCTTGGAGGACATTTTTTACCTCTATGCGATTCGCTCATTTTTCTTTTTGTTTCTTCGGATGCTTTGGTTCCCAATCTTCTTTGTCTGATTTCTTCTTTATGCTTTTCAGTTGGAATATACAAAGGTTTTCCTTTCATATTATCACTTCTTCTTTTTCTTGCACCTTCATATAAAGTGGAATTGATATAACCATTATTACCTTTCATTCCACTATGGGCATAAATCATTTTTATAGTTCTTTTATCTTTCAATCCATACCTTTGGATACAAACTTTTTCCAATAATGCGTGAGCAATATAGTGCTCTCTTGCAGTGAAAATTACAACTCTATTGTTATTTCCATAAATGCTCTTTGGAAATATATGATGTT